ATGATTCAGTACCCCAGAGCTGCGAGGGCCTCTTGAATCGTCCGGATGCGCACATCGTGCGTGCCCCCGGCGTTATCGGCCACCCGGATCGTGATCGACCCATCGGGGTTGGCCACACCGCACGGGGTGACTCCGCAATCGTGGGTGTTGATCCAGTCCAGCAGGGCCTGCCCCTGGGCGCTTTGCCGCCGGGCAGCATCCGGGGACGGCTCCGGCAGGTGCACCTGCACGCCATCCGGGGACGGCTCCGGCCGGTGCACCTGCACGCCATCCGGGAGCCCGTCAAGCACCGCAATCGCACCGCCCATGCTGCCTATCCAGACTTGAGCCATACCGTCAACGATTGGCGCATCGTCGGCGCGAACCATCCTAGTTAGCCCGTCAACCTTCACGGGGCCGCGCGGGCCAACCAGATATGGGGCGTTGGCATAGACGTGCCCATCCCACAGCTTGAAGAGCTGCCCAACCGGAATTGAGTAGGTGTAGCGGTACATCTGTCTATCTCCTTCTGTGTCTGTTCGTACATCCTATCTCAGAGTTAGCGAATCGTGTGTGATTTATCGCACGATTTTTCGGGATTGCGTAGAGGCCTCTGGTGGGCCGCGTTGCGGTAGGGGTGGCATCACTCCCCCTACTGGGTGGCCACAGCGGCACGCAGGGGCTGCGGAGGGCCGGCACGGGGCTACGGCTGCGGTGGGGTAGCGGCTGCGGCACGGGGCTACGGCTGGCGGTGGCGCTATCTGTGTGGATATGTCAGTGTTCTTACGCCTCCGGATCCCCACTAGGCATACTGGGGTGCCGGGGATTCAATGCTGGCGTGGCTTTGCGGCGGTTACAATAGGGGTTTTTTCGAGAATTTGCCTATTTCGCTCTAACTACATGTGACATGGTGTAGTGCGTATCGTAGGGGGCTGTATCGATAGAATGTATGTATGGATACAGTCTCCAGCTACTGATTTGATTTTTATTGTGGGGATACTGGGGTTACAAGGAAAAAGCCTTATGAATCAACGATCTCCGGAACCCCAGTATGTGCTGGAAGTGCGGGAGGTGTAACGGGCGATTCTGGGCACTGTGACCAGCGATATGATCGCGAGCATGGCTAAAGGCGACGTTTCGAAGATGCTGGACACGATAGGGCTCGATATGATCCTTGCGTGGCTGGAACAGGGGGATTCAATCCACAAGATTGCATCCAGGCTTGGCACGTCGATAGGCGCGATAAGGCACTGGGTGGCCCGCGACACGGTACGATCGGCACGGATGCGCGATGCCCGTGTGGCCGGCGCCGAATGGTGGGAGGAGCGCGCTATCAAGGTGCTGCACATGGCCCGTGTGGATGCCGCTGCCAACCCCCTGATTGCGTCCGCTATCGTGGCGCTTGCCAGGGAGGAAGCGCAGGCCTGCTGGAGATGCGCGGCTGTTCGTGATCCGGAGCGCTACGATACGAGGCGATCAGAGAAGATAGCCATCAACATCAACCAGGACATGCCCGGCGGCGCCCGCGCACTGACGACTGCCGAGCTGCAACGCATCGCGAGCACCGCTGCGGCTACGGACGTGGTTGACGCGGACGTGCGTGAAATAAGTCATAGACAGTCCTAGGATTCAGGCGCCTAATAGAGGCCTCAACCAGACCTAGGAGCAACCGACATGAGCACCTTCTCCTACCGCGCACAAGCAGCCGCCTACATCCGCCACCTGCGCCGCACCGGCCGGCACGCAGAGGCCCGCAAGCATGCGTTTGATGCAGAGCGCGCTATCGGTGCCTATCAGCTCCTCAAGTCCGTTGGGTGAGAGAAGGAGGGGGCCTCCCCCTTCGCTTCTTCGGGGGACCCCGGGGGCGGGGGGTGTGACACGCCGGGGCGGTGGGTCCCATCCGAACTGGGGCCCCCTCCCGGCCCCGTAAAGCAACTTCTCGTACTTGACAAAGATTCGAGCTTCTTCCTGCAAGTGAGGTAAATTCGGGGACCCAAAAAATTTTCCAGCAAACCCCCGAATGGTCACACCTCAAGCTGCTGCAAAAGAACTCCTACTTCGGGAGCGGATGCAAACGGATCTGGTGGAGTACGCCAGGGCCGTACCGGTTCCAGGCCGCCCTATCGATGAGAACGACGAAGATAGCGCGTTCGCACCCATAGAATCCACCCTAGGGAAACATCACATCCTGCTGCTGCGTGCATGGCAGAAGATGACCGAAACTCCCTACGGCCGCCTCATGGTACTGATGCCACCTGGGTCGGCGAAGTCAACATACGCCTCTGTGGTCGGCCCGGCGTGGTGGCTCAGCGCAGGGAAGAATCGCCGCTGCATCTTGACCAGCTACGGTGACACCCTGGCCACGAAGCACGGCCGGCGCACACGCCAACTCCTGCGCGACCCCAGGCACCGGGAAACCTTCGAGGTGACGCTGAATCCGGAGTCGCATGCCGCGCACGAATTCATGCTGACGAACCAGTCGGAGTACATGGCGGCGGGTATCCTGGGCGGCGTGACCGGCAACCGGGCGGGCGGGCTGGTGATCGATGACCCGTACAAGGGCCGGGAGGACGCAGACTCGGATCTGGTTCGGGGCAGCATACAAAGCGCGTATGAAGACGACCTGTTGACGCGCCTATACCCAGGAGCATGGGTGTGCCTGATCCAGACCCGCTGGCACGAGCAAGACCTGGCCGGGAAAATACTGCCCGAGGATTGGAAGGGCGAATCCGGGATGATTGAGTGCCGGGACGGCCAGACCTGGAATGTGATCTGCCTGCAGGCTCAGTGCGATGTGGATGAGGACCCACTGGGCCGCAAGCGCGGGGAGTACCTCTGGCCGGAATGGTTTGACGAGCGGCACTGGAAGACGTTCAAGGGTAAACCTAGGACGTGGGCCAGCCTGTACCAGCAGTTGCCCAGCTCTCAGGAGGGGGTGTATTTCAAACGGGACTGGTTCCGTAGGTACAGGAATCCTCCTAGGTATGTGCACAACTACATCAGCAGCGACCACGCCCCGGGCGGGACGGAATCGAACGATTACAACGTGCTGCACGTGTGGGGTATGAACCACCTAGGAGACATATACCTGATGGAGCGGTTCCACAAACAGTGCACCATGGACAAGGTGTCGGAGAAGCTGACGTTGTTCATCAAGCGCTGGGACCCGCTGTGTTGGTTCCCGGAAAACGACAACAACTACAAGGCGTGCGCCGGGTTCATCAAGAAGGAGATGCTGAAGGCTCTATCGTTCTGCCGCATCGAGCCCATCACACCGCACGGGAACGACAAGGAGGTGAAGGCACAGCCATTCCAAGCGATGGCCAGCCTCGGCAGGGTGTGGATACCCGAAGGGCCGGAGGGGGACGAGGTAATCGATATGTTCTGCAAATTCCCGGCCGGCGGCAAGGACGATACCGACGCGGCGGGGACATTCGGCAGGGCGGTAGAGATGGCGCACGAAGCGATAATCCCGGTTCCAGACCCAAAAGTGGTAGAAGATCGTTGGGCGGCAGCGTTTGACGGTGACGATGGCGAGTCCAGCGGGGATTCTTGGAAAACGGTGTGATTTTCATAGGAGGATGGCATGGCAAATGATCTACTGGCCACCGAAGCGACGGACCTGGAGCGGCTGGTTGGATGGTTCGAATCCTGGGAGCAGTCCACGGAGAGCATACGGTCGGAGCGAGAACGGGAGCGGGATTTTTACGACGGGAAGCAGTGGACGGATGGCGAGATTGCCCGGCTCAAGAAGCGCAAACAGCCGGTGGTGACGTACAACCGCATCGCCCCCAAGATCAACTCCCTCACCGGGCTGGAGGAGTCCAGGCGGCAAGAGCCACGGGCGTTTCCGCGGAACACGCCCAGCGATGATCAGGCGGCGGCGGCGGCCACCGATGCCCTGAAATTCGTGCTGGATGGGAATAGCTGGGACGACATTTGCAGTGCGGCGTTCAAGAACCACAGCATCGAGGGCACCTGCGGCGTTGACGTGGCCGTGGAGCTGCAGAAAGACGGCTCCTATGATGTGGTGATCAAACACATCCCCTGGGACCGGCACTGGGGAGACGAGCACTCCAGGTCACCGGATTTCGAAGATGGGAAGTACAAGGGCCAGTGCGTCTGGATGGACCTTGACGATGCGATTCTGGACTACCCCCAGAGCAAGGACGTTCTGGAGCAGGCATGCAACCAGAGTATCGAAGGGAACACCTACGACGATACTCCCAGGACTCGGTGGGTTGACCCGAAACGCAAGCGCGTTCGCATTGTTGATTGCTGGAGCAAAGAGGGGGGAAAGATTTTCTATTCATGTTTCACCAAGGCAGGCCTGCTGGAGCGCACAGAGACCCCGTACGTGGACGAGAAACAAAATCCAGACGACGGCTACGTGTTTCACTCCTGTTTTGTCGATCGCGAGGGCGCGCGGTATGGGATGGTGAAGAACTGGATCAGCGTCCAGGAGGAAATCAACAAGCGGCGCAGCAAGGCCATGCACCTGTTGAACTCGAATCGGGTTCAGATGGAGCGTGGCGCCGTGGAGGACGTGAACGTGCTCAAGCGGGAGCTGGCGGATCCCGAAGGCGTCGTGGTGGTTCGTCCTGGGATGAAGTTGGAAGTGTTGGACAACAAGGAGCTGGCAGACGCCCAGCTAGCCCTAGGACAAGAAGCGAAGGCAGAGATTGACGCCGTAGGCGTGAACGCCGCCCTGGCCGGCACCGAACGCCGCGTCATGTCGGGTCGGGCGCTGGAGCAACGCAGCGAGCAAGGGCTGAATGAGGTGGGTCCGGTGTTTGGCTCCTTCAAGTCCTTCCAGCTCCACGTCTACCGCAAGGTTTGGAACCGCATCAGGCAATTCTGGAACGAAGAAAAGTGGTTCACGGTCACTGAGGATGAGCAGAATTTCCGGATGGTGGGTTTGAATGTGCCCATCACGCTGGGCGAGCAGCTCATCGAAGAGGTGCGGCGTGAGCAGGGAGATGACGCGGTTACGCCGGAAATGCAGCAGCAGGCCCAGATGGACCCGCAGATGCAGCAGATAGTTGGGGTGCGAAACAACGTCGGCAGACTGGACGTGGATATCCGCATCGACAGGGCGGAGGCCAGCGCGTCTTTGCAGGGAGAACAGTTCGATCGTTTGGCCGAGATTGCCCCCAACGCCGGGAACATGCCACCGCCGCTGTTTGAGGCGCTTGTTGAGGCCAGCAGTTTGCGGAACAAGGAGAAGATCCTGGCCTCACTTCGTGGGGAGGGAAAGAAGGGCCCTTCGCAGCAAGAACAGAAAATGATGCAGGAGCTGGAGGCGCTTCGAAAGCAGGTTGAAGAGAACACGTTGAAGATGGAGCAGCAGGCCCTGGCCGCCGAAAGAAAGCAGTTTGCTCTGGAGCAGGAGAACCAGCGGCTGAAACTCCAGATGGAGCTGCAGTCCCTTCAGACTGAGCAGAGGCTCCTCCAGCAGCAACAGCAGCAGATTCAAAATCAGGTACGATCCACAGCCACGCAGTAGCCGCCGCCGGGTTTCGGGCGAATACCGCCGCCGGGTTTCGGGCGATGAAGGAATGGGTTATGGAAAACGGGCCGAGCTTGAGTGATGTTTTCGGGGATTCTGCAACCAGCTCCGGAGCTGGCGGGGCGATCACGCCTCCGCCGCCCCCGGCGGATGGGGGTACGGGCGAAACGGGTGTGCCGCCGGCACCCAACCCCCCGCCAGCAGCACCTCCAGTCGATCCGTTTGCACGAGAGCGCGCAGGGCTTCTTGCTGCCCTCGCTAGCGAGCGGCAGGCCCGGCAGGACACGGAACGCAGATTGCAACGCACGGGCCAACCAGGTGCCCAACCGTCCGCGCCTGCGCCTCGTGCCCCGACCGGGCCTGCCGACACAATGCCGGTCCGCTCCGAGTATGCAGATGCGGACGATTACTATCGTGACTACGTGGCCTGGGCCGCGGATCAGGCAGTCGCAGCGCGGATGCGCGAGTATGACCAACAGCAAGTACAGCGCAACGCGCAGGAGAGGCGGGAGCAAGCAGATCGGGAGTTTCAAACCAGGATGTTGGCGGCCGTGAGTGCCGGGGAGCAAAAATACCCCGACTTCACGCCGGTCATCAACACTGGGTTGGCGCCGTTTCTGGGGCTCTCGCCGATGCTGCACGAGGCGCTGATCGACCTTGGGTCAACGTCACATGACGTGGCCTATCACTTGGCCAAAGATCCGGGAGAGGCCCTGCGGCTCGCCCAGATCACCAATCAGCGCGTTCTCGATCGTGAACTTACCCGACTGGAGGTGCGAATCACCAGTTCGGCCCCACCGCCACCAGCCCCACCGCCTGTCTCAAACCCGCCTCCGGTGATCCCCAAAACCCTGACCCAGCAGCGTGACGCCAAGGGCCAGTTTGCGGCTCCCGGATCGGAGTACGACGGGCCCACGCCGCTATCTGAAATTTTCGACCGAAAGTAAGCCATGTCCAATACCCCGGCCGCCGCTGGCCTAACCCCCCAGCAATGGGACGCCAAATTTTTCAAAGAGTATGTCCGTGAATCGCGGTTCAAGCGGTACATGGGCACCGACGAGAACTCCCTGATTCACGTCAAGGAGGATTTGACGGTCAAAAAGGGCAACAAGCTGACGTTTGCCCTGGCCAACCGGCTGCAGGGTGAAGGCCGCACCGACAATCAGACCCTGGAGGGCAACGAAGAGCGGCTGGGCACGCGCTCGCATGCTTTGACGGTGGCTCCTCTGCGGCACGCCGTGGCGGTGGACCAGTGGGACGAGCAGAAGTCGGCCATCGATCTGCGGGACGCAGGCCGTACGATGCTGAAGCTGTGGTTCATGGAGAAGATGCGTGACCACATCATCCGGGCCCTGGCCTCCATCAACCGCGTGGCCTATGCCAGCGCCAGTGAGGCCCAGAAGGACGCCTGGTTGGCGGACAACGCAGACCGGGTGCTGTTCGGCTCGGCCAAGAGCAACAACAGCTCCAACGACCACAGCGCCAGCTTGGCGAACATCGACAACACCAACGACAAGCTCAGCTCCACCAGCTCGAAGCTGTTGAAGCGCATGGCCCAGACGGCAGCTCCGAAGATCACGCCCATCCGGCTGAATGAGGATGAAGAATGGTACGTGGTGTTTGCCGGCTCCCGCGCATTCCGGGACTTCTCGAACGATTCGGTGATCACTCAGGCCAACCGGGATGCCCGCGTCCGTGGGGTCGAATCGAACCCACTGTTCACAGGGGGTTCACTGGTGTGGGATGGGATGATCATTCGGGAAATCCCGGAAATCCCCGTCCTCACGGGCGTGGGCGCAGGGGGCATCGACGTGGAGCCCGCGTTTCTGTGCGGTGCGCAGGCGATCGGAGTGGGCTACGCACAGCGCCTCAAGTCCACCACCCAGGTGCGCGATTACGGGTTCCTGCATGGCGTGGGCGCCCAGGAGATGCGCGGCATCGAGAAGCTGCTGTTCGGCTCGGGCTCGGACGACACCGAGGACCTGAAGGACAACGGCGTGGCGACCGGATATTTCGCTGGCGTGGCC